AAACTTTTGAAGTTCTTGTAAGAAGATATAGCATTAAGCTTGAAGTTTCTTATGATGCTGTATATGTAGCAAATATGTGTAAAGCTGATTTTCTTGGAAGTTCTATTCAGGATGAAGGAAGACTTGCACTTTATGTTCAAGATGTTATCAACGATCCTGATGCTTATGATGGAATGGTTTTTACACGTTTTTATGCTGATTGTATAGGAAGCGGTTCCGCAATAAATTGGGAAGATATGATATGATAATTCAAGAATTTTATATCAAAAAATATGATTGGCTTGTAAGGATATATTATTTTGTAGATGAATATTATGTAAGCCTTATAGAAAAAGATTTAAAAGACTTGGAATGTGAAGATGTTAAAGAATGTATAAAACCTTTTAAGGAAGGAAAATTAAATGCTGGACTTACTTATACCAATCCTGATTATAACACAAGTGTTGTTGTAATTGGTAAAACTTCAAGTCCTGAAGAATTTTTTTCCACGTATGACCATGAAAAAGGACATTTGGCTGTACATATAGCAATCTCTGAAGATTTAGACCTTACAGGAGAAGATATTCAATATCTTTCTGGTACTATTGCAAAGAAAACTTTTAAAATCGCACAAATGTTTTTATGTGAACATTGTAATTGTAATATTGAAAAATATAAAGGGAAGTTTATTAGTGAAAGTTAATAAAGTTTTATCAAAACGTTAATAAATTATTAATTCTATTTTTAAATTTTTTCATTTTAATTAAGTTTGCACACAAATTATGGAGAAGAGATAAAAATGGAAGATTTTAACCTTGATATGTCCTTTATATCGGACGGTATTGACATTAATGACTTAAATCCTGAAAATCAGGTTGAAGAAGTTAAAGAACCTGAAAAACAGGAAGAAATACATCAAGACGATGGTCTTGAAAATGAAATCACCGAAAATTTAAATATAGATGATTTGAATTTGGAGAGCGTAGGTGAGGAGACTGAGGAACAAAAGGGGAATAAACAGACTGAAAATAAGGAAGCCCCTTCTCCCAACAACACCTACTCTTCCATAGCTTCTGCTTTTAAAGTTGACGGTGTTCCCCTTTTCTCAGACTCTGATGATGAACAGATTAATGGCCTCAAATCTGCTGATGACTTTGAGGATTTTCTGAAGGAAAAATTAGAGAAGGTAATTAGTGATAAATTGGATGAAACTCAAAAGAGAATCAACAATGCTCTCACTTATGGAATGGAACCTTCAGATATTCAGTTGTTTGAAAACAGTTTAAGGAATCTTAACTCTATCACAGACGATGCTATTTCTGATGAGGGTGAAAATGGGGAAGCTTTAAGAAGACAGCTCATACAAAGTGACTTAATTAATAGAGGTTTCTCCGAGGAAAAAGCTAAAAAGCTTACACAGCAATCTTTTGACGCTGGTACTGATGTAGATGATGCTAAAGATGCTTTGAAGTCAAACAAAGCGTTTTATCAGAAAGAGTATGACAAGATTTTCAACGCTAATAAAGAAGTGTATGAAAATAATGTAAAGGCTCAAAAGAAAGCTGCTGAAGACTTTAAGAAAAATGTTCTTGAAGATAAGAAAGCTTTTGGTGAAGTAGAGGTTGATTCCAAGACAAGACAGAAGATTTTTGATGTTGTGGCAAAACCTTTTGCAAAAGATGCTAACGGTAATTCCATAACAGAAATTCAGAAGTATGCAGATGAAAATCCTGTTGATTTTAGAAAATATCTTGCATATTTCTATGTCTTAACTGACGGCTTTAAATCTTTAAACAAAGTTAAAGATGTTGTAAGCAAAGAAGTAAGAAAGAAAGAAATCAATGCTCTTGAAAGAACTCTCAATTCTACTGCCCGTAATAATGACGGAAGTTTGAAATTTATGGGAGATGATAGTTGGGGTTCTGATAAAGGCGGTGAAATTATACTTTTATCATAAATAATTAATTAGTTATTATGGCTGTAAGATTTTCAAAATTCCAGACCCGCACATTTGATGGATTTGCGACTTGGATTACCAAAGCAAATCACATCAGTATGCTTGGGGGACAGAAACCTCAGGTTGTGTCGGATTTCATGACTAATGTCATGGCTCGTAACTTTGGTCAGTCCATTGAGTTTGAGCTTGCCAAGTTCCCTACCAAGTTCTTTGCTGATGATAGTGAGTTCTGGTGGGATGTTTATGGAACTGCTCGTAGAAACGTTGCTCTTGTTGAGTGCCGTGAGAATGGTACTACTATTGGTAATAACAACGTTGGTACAAATCATGGACTGTTTGAGCTTATCTTTGATGAAGAGTATTTCTTCAAGGGTGAGTATATTTTTGGTCCTTATAACGAGCTTTATCCTATTTATATTAAGGATATGCCGAGAACTGAGGGTACAAGAGTTGTTTATACCTGTCAGTTAGGTAATGCTTCTGAGGAAGGTATCCCTGCAAAAGCCCTTAAGCCCGGTTGCAAGTTCAGTTATGGTTTTGCTCCTGTTGAAAGAGGTCTTTCCAGAGAGGTTGGTGGAGTTAGGCACGCTACTCCTATGAAGGCTCGCAACGAGTTTACAATGATTAGGCTTTCTGACCGTGTTTCCGGTGATGTTTATGGCAAGAAGGTTGCTATCGGTGCAACTATTGCTAAGAAGGATGCTTCCGGTAAGATGGTTAAAGTTACTCCTGAACAGGGTGGATTTGTGTGGATGCACTATTGGGATTATGTGTTCTCCCAGACTTGGAACGAGTATAAGAACAACGTTTATTACTATTCTTCTTCTACCCGTAAGGATAATGGGGAGTATGCTGTGAACGGTGTTTCTGGTGAAGTTATCAAGATGGGTGATGGTATCCTCATTCAGATGAATCGTGGTAATGTTCTTTATTACAACACATTCTCTCTCAAACTTCTTGAGACTGCTCTCCTGAAGATTAGCTCTGCAAAGATTGAGCTTGGTAGTGGAAGGCACTTTATGCTGCATACTGGTGAAGCTGGTGCTCTTATGTTCAGCAACGCTGTTAACAATGCGATGAGTGGATGGACTCAGTTCCAGTTTAACGGTGATGCTCTTGGTGTTGTGAAGAAGACTAATTCCAACATGCATGAGACTTCCCTCTCTGCTGGTTATATGTTCACCCGTTATGCTGGACCTATGGGAATTATCCTTGACCTTGTAATTGATACACAGAAGGATGATCCTGTGAACAATAAGGTTTACTTCAATGGTGCTCTTGCTTCTGCTGCAAGATTTGACATCTACGATATGGGTGGAGCAAACGATCCTAACATTTATCGTTGCGGTATTGAAGGTCAGCCTACTGAAGCTCGCTCTTATGCTTGGGGTCCTCGTAACCCGTTCACTGGTCAGTGGGGTAATCCTCACATGAGCCATACAGATGATAAGGCACTTGTTGATGTTATGGGTACATTTGGTGCTTGCATCAAGGATGTTACCAGAGTGTTCTCGATGATTCCTGCTGCTCTTATTGGTGAGGAATAAGCTGAAATAATAGAAAGGGGAGGTTAACTCCTCCCCTTTTATAAATAAAGATTTAAATTATTATGGGAGAAGAGATTTTACTTGATGAAAACGGTATTATGGAAGAACCGTTAATGGTAACTCCAGCTGAACCTGAAGTTACTGAAGAAAAGCCTAAAAAGGGCAAACGTTCTTTGAAAAAAGTTGAAGAAACAGAAGAAACAGAGCTTATAAATTGTTTAAGAAACGAGAAGATAAGTGTACGTTTTATTGAAAGGAATGATGAACGTTATAGTAAAAATCATCCTTATTATGGTAATATGGCTGATGGTTCTACTGTAACTTTTACAGTTCCTTTGCTTAGAAACGGAAATTATAAGAACCCTCTTACAAAAGAGGAAAAAGACTTTCTTGAAGATATCATGGGTCTTGAACCTAATGCGTTGTCTATTTATAATAAACACGATAATTATTGGGAGAACAGACAGGTGGTTGTTGAAAAGAGAGGTACAGTTCTTGACTTATCTACTCCTCTTGGATATATAGATTATAAGATTCTTCTTGCAAATAGCGATACAATCTGTCCTTCTATAGATGTTCTTAAAAACAGACCTCTTGCATCTTACAGATTTGTACTTGTGTCAGATAAGCAAGTTTACAGTGCATCTGTTGAAAGAGCATCCATTAAAGCAAAATGCTGGAAGACTTATGGTAAGTTTGAGAATGATGCAAAAGTTCTTAGAACTCTTATCCATACTCTTACAGGTAAGACTGCTGATGAAGGTGCACAGCTTGAATTCCTTCAGGCTACAGTTGTTGACCTTATTGAAGAAGATGCACAGAGATTCCTTAATGCTGCTACAGACCCTCTGTTAACATTTAAGGTTCTTATTAGGGAAGCTGTTTCTGCTGGAGTAATTGACCGTAGAGGAGATTACTATTATTATACTGGTGATCCTCTTTGTTCAAAGAATGAAGACCCTACTTTGACTATTGCTGCACGGTACATATCCAATCCGAGAAATCAAGAAATTCTTTTCTCTATTCAAAATAAAATGAAGTAATGACCTCTGAAGAGTTTAACGTAGAGTTTGACATATATTGGAATAACATATCTTCCAATAAAGCACCGGGACTTTCTCCTTATGAGAAAAGTACCATTTTAACACAAGCTCAAGAACTTGTGGTAAAAGACCTTTATTCCGGTGCAAGTGGACCCTATGAAAAAACTGAGGAAGTTACAGAGTATTTGCAAAGCATAACCAAGCAAAGGGATTATACACAAGTTACTTCTGCTGAAGAAGCTACAAGTGGTCCCAGCTTGGCAAAGCTTGCAGAAGCTCAATGGGAAGTTGAAATTCCTGAAGACTTATGGTTTGTTGTTTATGAACAAGCAATTATTACAAGAAAAGATTGTGATAATGTTGTTGCACAGGTTATTCCTGTAAACCATAACGACTTTTATAAGACTTCAGATAGCCCCTTTAAAGGTGCTAACGGAAGAAGAATATTAAGACTTACTATAGGTGGCAAATTTGAGCTTTATTCAAGCAAAGATAACGATATTGTAAGTTATACTTGTAGATATCTTAGAAAGCCTACAAATATTGTTCTTCCCGGAATTTCAGTTTCAAATGGTGATTGCCCTGCTGAATTTGTACCTAATGGTTACGATCCCACAACAGGTATAACTTCTGAACTTCCTGACTCATTACATCGTATTATTTTGATACGTGCCGTTCAATTGGCTAAATCTATTTGGAATTAAGTTATATAACAAAATAAATTTATACTGGTATGAATTTTTCAACTAAAGATGTTCTCCAGATGTTTGTTCTGGAAGAGGATGCTACCATTGCAAAGAAGGATACTCCTGATGGAAAAGGTATTCAGATTGTGATTACTCACGCTGATGGCTCTAAGGAGACTACAGATGTTATCAACAAAGATACTGTTGTTGTTCCTGATGATGCAATTGCTCCTGCTGCTGATGAGAAGGCTCTTAAAGTTTACACGGTTACTGCAAAAGCTGGTACTCTTGTTGCTGGACAAGAATATGTTATTTGCGTTCAGATAAGAGATGCTGCTGCTAACGAAGTTTCTTTTGAGAAGATTGCTTCTGTTATTGCTACTGCTGCTATGGTCAACACTCCTGCTGATTTCTATGCAGCTCTTAAAAACGCTCTTGCTCTTAACAGTAAGAACGATGTTGACCAGTTCTTTACACTTTCTTCGAGTGCTAACGGTCTTGTGATTACTGAAGCTGTTCCTCATTGGAAGCTTGGTTCTTTCCCTGAGAGGCTTGCTGACATTAACATTACAGGTGAAACTGTTTGGGTAAGTGGTGCTGAAACTCAGTGGATTAATATTGTTCAATCCAAAGGTGCCAGCCTTCCTAACAGCAAGAAAGTTGCTGATATGGAGTATTTCTCCAAGGGTGAAAAGGGTCTTTCCAATGGTAAGGAGAATTGGCCTGATAACATTGAGCCTACACTTTATGCAAAGGGTAATCTTGCTAGTGGATATTACATTCTTAACCTTCCCAACGCTTATGTTGGATTTGGTGCACAGAGCCACAGGTCTGAGAAAGATGTTCTCTTTGCTTCTGAAACAAAGGCCCCTCTTACTACAATTCTTGGATACTTTGCC